TCTATGCTGAACTAACACAGCAACTACAAAATGCTTACCTAAAGACACTTGACACAACAGTTAATGCTGCGTTGATTACTGCAGGTACTGTTGCAACTACTGCACAAGCTGCTACATCAGCAGGCATCATCGGTTACGCATCAGAAGCTGCTCGTCTTGTTTATGAGGCAACTGGTTACTACGCACAGAACTACATCGCCAATGGATCTCAATGGCAGCTACTTATGGGTGCATCAGATACAACTGGCCGCCCAATTTACTCAGCATCACAGCCAATGAACGCAGGCGGCTTAACTCAACCTGGTTCAATTCGCGGTAACGTACTTGGCCTTGATCTATATGTTGATAAGAACTTTGCAGCTACTACAACAGTAGATGACTCAGCAATTATCCTTGCACCAGAAGCCTTCACAGTTTATTCGAGCCCGCAGGCTTATATGAGTGTAAATGTAGTTTCAAATCTACAGGTGCAGGTGGCAATTTACGGCTACATGGCAACAATCGCCAAGATGCCTAAGGGAATTATCCGTTACAACTTCACCTAAGAAATAACCCTAATAGTCGGTGGGCGATTAGCCCTTTCGCCCACCGACCCCTACTAAGTAAGGAGTACCGATTATGGCAGCTACATATGTAACAGTCGCCGAGCTACGCACAAATCTCGGTATCGGTACTCTTTACTCAGATAGTACTGTCGAGGAGTGCTGCCAAGCCGCACAGGATCAAATTAACAGTTTCCTTTGGTTTGATTCTGCGCCAGTCGTGGGGACTGCATTGGTAAGCAACGTTGCCACAGTAATGTTGGCCAACCCCGGACTATTTACTACAGGCGAAAGCGTTACCATATCCGGGGCTGGCTCGACATTTAACGGCACTTACACAATTACTGCCACGCTACCTTTTAGCACAGGCACTACAAATTTATTGCCTGCATTTAATATGCAGCTTAATTATTACCAGCAACCACGCGGCTATAGCTTTATTCAATATGCCAAGGTTGCAGCAGATGAAAATTTTAGGCGCGTAGTGCCATCAGGCGCAGCTGTAGGTGCAGATACAAAGACTGCTACCTACGTTAATACAGCAAGCGTTAGACAAGCTGCGATGATCTTGGCCGTTGATATTTGGCAGGCTCGCCAGGTATCCCAGACTGGCGGCGTAGGTTTAGACGGATTTAGCCCTAGCCCTTACCGCATGGGCAACAGCATGATAGGCAAAATAAGAGGCTTATTAGCCCCGTACATCTCACCGAATAGCATGGTGGGGTAAATGGCTACCGCTGCAATTACCACGCTGCGTAGCACCATCGCAACGGCTTTAACCAATGCTGGAGTCTGGTCGGTATTCGCATATCCGCCTGCAACCATCTTGGCTAACAGCTGCGTAGTAATACCGGCAGATCCGTATTTAACACCTAGCAATAACAGCTATATAACTATTTCGCCAATGGCTAATTTTAAGATTCTGCTAACTGTGCCGATGTTTGATAACCAAGGCAACCTGCAAGGCATTGAGGATTTTATCGTTGCGGCCTATACAAAACTAGCTGCATCAAACCTTGTATTTAATATAACCAGCGTTAGCGCGCCCGGTGTATTAAATGCTGATAGCGGCGATCTATTAACTGCCGAATTTAATATATCCATACTAACGAGCTGGAGTTAAACCATGTCATACACAGATGAAGATATTGCCTTTTTAATTAAAATTGGGCAGATCACAGAAGCACCAGTAAAAGAAACAAAAACCAAAGCACCCGTAACCGAGCAGATCGAGGAATAAACAAATGGCCGTATATTTAAATAATACAGTCGTTGTAACTCTTAACTCAGTAGCACTTACTGATCATGTTACATCGGCAACAATTAACCGCGTGTTCGATGAACTCGAAGTAACTGCTATGGGCGACACAGCTCATAAGTTTGTTAAGGGTTTAGAGGCAAGCACAATCACTTTAGATTTCCTAAGCGACACAGCTGCAGCAAACGTAAATGCAACCCTGCAAGCTGCATGGGGTACAACAGTACCTATTACGCTAAAGCAGACAAGCGCAGCTACATCAGCTACTAACCCGCTATACAGCACTACAATCTTGGTAAATAACACTACCGATATTAACGGCGCAGTAGCAGACATCGCTACACAATCAATTACATTTACTTGTAATTCACCAATCGTAATTACAACTAGCTGATAAACAGAATAGGGGCTAAAGATGGCTAAGTTAAAGATCACTAAAGTAGATGGCAGCGTATCTGAGCATCAGGTAACGCCATTTATTGAATACGCGTTTGAAATTTATGCAAAGCAAGGCTTCCATGCTGCGTTTCGTATAAATGAAAAACAAACAGATGTCTATTACCTTTCTTGGGAGTGCCTTAAAGCTGCAGGCGAAACCGTGCCAATGTTCGGTGCAGAGTTTATTAAGACACTAAAAAAGGTTGAGGTTTTGGATGATGACCCGGAACTATAGGGCGTGACTCGTTTACTTACTTGGTCGCACGGATCAGTTTGGAAACGGGTATCGCGCCCAATGATTTACTAGCACTAGATAGCAGGATGTTTAAGGCTTTACTGCAGGCTATGAAAGATAGAGCAAAGGAGTTTAAAGATGCCAGTACAAGTAAAAGGCGGCATTGAACTTCGCAAAGCCCTTAGAAAATTCACGCCAGATTTAGCTAAAGAAACTCAAAAAGAAATGGCTGGATTACTTAAACCTATTACAAAAAAGGCTCGTGGCTTTATCCCATCTACTGCACCGCTATCGGGCTGGGGTAAAGTTTCTAATAACAGCAGATGGTATTGGGATGGTCGAGCTGCTAGAGGCGGTATAGGTTATAAAACCACACCTAGCCGACCTAACCGCAAAGGCTTTACATCGTTAGCCCGTATTCACAATGCATCGATGTCTGGCGCAATATATGAAACTGCTGGGCGTAAGAATCCAGGCGGTAATTTTAGCCCACGTTTACCAGGTACTTTAACTGGCAAAGGCAAGATGGCTGGCCGCGCCATATTCAGAGCATGGTCAGAGGATAACGGCAAGACTAACGCAGCTGTTATTAAAGCGATTGAGTCAGCCAGAGATAAGTTTAACGCGACTGTGGGGCGTAACTAATGGCTATGGATCCATCAGTAAGAATTGATCTCGCTGCCGAATTTACTGGTAAAAAAGCGTTTGATACAGCTGGCAAGGCTACAAGCTCATTAGAAAAAGGTGCAAACAAATTAGCAAAAGCCTTTTTAGGCGCGTTTGCAGCTCGTAAACTTATTCAGTTTGGTAAAGCGGCTGCGATGGCTGCAGCACAAGACTCTAAAGCAACAGCGGTACTAGCTCAGAATTTATCAAACGTAGGTTTGGCTTATGCTCAAATACCGGTAGAAGCATTTATCAAACAGATGCAGCAACAAACAGGCATTGTAGATGATGAACTACGCCCGGCATTTAGTAAATTGGCTCAGGCAACAATGTCAGTTACTAAGAGCCAAGAACTTATGGGCTTAGCCTTTGATGTATCTAGCGGTAGCGGCGTTGATTTTAATACTGTTGTAAACACTTTGAGCCAGGCATACCTAGGCAACACTAAAGGCTTGAAAAAACTTAATCTACAAATGACCGCTGCAGAGTTAAAAACTGCTACGTTTGCCGAAATTCAAGCCGCATTAACTGAACAATTCAAAGGTTCTGGTAAGGCTGCCCTAGAAACTTATGGTGGCCAATTAGATGTACTTAATACTGCTGCAGGTGAAGCTAGTGAAACTATCGGATATGCCCTATTAGATGCGCTTAAATCTCTAACAGGTGAAACAGATATAGATAAGTTAGCTAAAGATATTGATACGGCTGCTGGTGCAGCTGCACTATTTATTAAGTTTACAGCCAAAGGCATTAAACCTACTACGGGTCTATGGGGTTACTGGCAAGGTTTTGTCGAGTCAATTCCAGGTTATGAACAGACCCTAAAAGACTTTGCCAGGGAATTAGATGTAGTGATGTTCCCTACTGGGCCATTGGGCAATTTCCAAATGAGTACCGGCACAGTATTAGATCAGTCTGCTGCACAATTATCTAAGATCGAACAAGAACGTGCCAAATTTGAACGTGAAAGACTGGCTAAAGAAAAAGCACTATTAAAACTAAAAGCATTAGCAGCTAAAAAAGCTTTAATGGATGAAAAGGCTAGAGCATCACTTGCTAAGGCATCATCTACTTTTGATCTTAGCAAGATCCAGATAGCAGCCGCCCTTAAATCTACCTACGATAAAGATGAACGCCTACGCCTATTGGCTATGCAAGCCATCGAGGAGGATAACGGCGAGGCTGCACTTGCTTATATAAAGCAACTTGATCTACTGACTAAAGAGCAGCTAACTAACAAGTTAGCCGGTATTAAGACCATTAGCGAAACTGAACTTAATTACATTAACCAAATGTTACTTGATGAACTTGCTCGCATTAAAGCGGCCAAGATGTCCGAGGAGGAAGCTGCAGCAGCACGGGCAGCGGCTTACGCTAAATATAACGCGGCTATTATCGCATCGGGTGGCTTAGCAGCAGCCAATTTTTACACAGAAAAAACTCAAATAGAATTATTAACTATTGCCAAAATTGCTGCATTAGATACTGTTGCAGAGGCTCAGGCCACAATGGATATCCTTAACTACACTACACAAACTGACATAATTGCTCGTATTGCAGCTGCTCAAAAATTAGCCGATGATGCAAAAATGGCAGCGTTAAAGGCTTATTTAGCCGAAGCATCTAAGCCAATTACACAGGTAATTACTACCGAACGTGTAACTATTGGCGGTGGATCTGCTGCACCTAGTCCGACGTATCCATCGTGGGCAGCGGCCGAGGATATGTTCCCTATTATTCCAACTGGTACTAAAACTGGATCTATTGATAACTCAGTAACAGTAGTGGTTGAAGGATCAGTTTTAAATGGTGAGGATTTTTCAGACATAATTAATCGTGCGATGCTGGACAATATACGGCGCGGTTTGAGTCAATTCCCTGCAGGAACGTTGCCAGGCTAATGACAGTTCCAACAATAAACGCGGTTATTAACTTTGGTACGGGCGCGGCCTTTGCTCAAGCCTTCATAATAGGAGAAGGCATACTAGGCACTAACGTATTGGCAGACTCAGCTGCGCTAATCGTGGATGTGTCTAACGTAGTAGATAGCGTTACCACTAGGCGCGGTCGATCCGCTACAGCCGATGAGTTTCAAACAGGCAACATGACTTTACGCATCGTGGATCAAAACGGCGATTTTAACCCACAAAACTCATCTAGTCCGTACTACGGTTATCTAACGCCTATGCGTAAGGTTTCTATATCAGCTACTTATGCTGGCAGCACTTATGCCATGTTCAGCGGATTTATTACCAGCTACACGACAACTACTCCACGCAACGCAAACGATGTCGTATATACGATTATTGAAGCCGTCGATGCTACGCGCCTTGCTCAAAATGCACAGATCAGTAGCGTTACAGGTGCAACTGCTGGCGATCTAAGCGGTACAAGAATTAACCAAATTCTTAATACGATTTCATGGCCAGCATCTATGCGCGATATTGATGCAGGTTTAACTACCTTGCAGGCAGACCCCGGTACTGCTCGAACAGCCTTAGCAGCGTTGCAGGTAGCAACCAATAGTGAATACGGCGCAATATATGTAGATGCCGCTGGATCGTGGACTTTTCAAGATCGAACCGTAACGGTGGCAAGTATTGGCGGTACACCTACAGTCTTTAACGATAACGGTACAGATATTGGTTACGCCAATGCCGTATGGCGAACAGATGACACCCTTGTATTTAACCAAGCAAATATCACTAGGACAGGTGGCAGCGTTCAATCTGCCGTAAATTCTGCAAGCGTTGAGAAATATTTTGCCCATACCTATAACCAGCAAGACTTGCTAATGCAGACCGATGCCGTAGCCCTTGACTATGCCCGTGCCTACGTTGCAAGCCGCGCTGAAACTAGCGTTCGATGCGATGCAATCGAGTTAGACCTATACACAGACAATTACAACACAGGCATAATTGCAGCCCTAGATTTAGATTTTTTTGATCCTGTAACGATTACGACAAACCAGCCCGGTAGCTCGACTCTGACAAAAACACTTCAAGTTTTCGGCGTGGCACACAACGTTACTCCGAATAAATGGCGCACTACCTTTACTACACTTGAACCCGTAATAGATGGGTTTATATTAAACTCAACCGAATATGGCGTACTTGATACGTCGGTATTAAGTTACTAAGGAGATAAGAAAATGGCTGCTGGATTAGGCTTAAAAACGTTCGTTACCGGGGATGTGCTAACTGCCGCGGATACTAATGGCTATTTGATGCAAGGCGTATGGGTGTTTGCCGATGCAGCAGCCCGTACAGCTGCGGTAACTAGCCCACAAGAAGGCAATATGAGTTACTTAAAAGACACTAACTCAACCGAGTATTATTCTGGATCAGCGTGGACACCAGTTAGTGCTGGTGGTGGTGGAAAAGTTTTGCAAGTAGTTCAAGCAACTACAACAACTGCCACAACAATTGCCAGCACTACATTTACTGATTCAACTTTGACAGCAACTATTACGCCAACATTGGCAACAAGTAAAGTTCTAGTTATGGTGGCGCAATTTGTAGCGGTAAGCAAATCTGACCGCAACGCGCAAATGGGCATTAAATTATTACGTGGCGCAACCACCTTAGGCGATTTTGGCACAAATGGCTATGAAACTTTTGGCAATCGTTTTGATGGCAGCACCTTTGCACTAATTCGATCTATTGTTAACTTTAATTATCTGGACAGTCCGTCAACAACTTCAGCAACTACATATAAGACACAGGGCAAAGTCGATACAACAGCCAACAGTCAAACACTTGTCTTTCAAGAAACTGGCGCAACAAACTCTGTAATGATCCTCATGGAAATAGGTGCATAATGAATCCAAAATATCTAGCTCAAGCAATTCGTGAACTTTCACCAGGTATTGAGTTTTCTTTTAATGACTCAGACTTATCTACTTTAGTAATTGATAATGACAAAAAGCGGCCTAACGATGCCGATGTTTTAACTAAAGCTGCAGAATTAAAAGCGATTGCTGAGGCTACTGAGGCTGCTAAGCCAGCGCAACGCGAGGCATTACTAGCAAAACTTGGCATAACAGCCGAGGAAGCCGCTTTGCTACTGGGATGAGTGCAATCAGTTATAACGGCTGGCCAGCATCTAAAGAGGTTGAGTCGATCCGTATCAAGTCTTACGCGATCAAGGGCAGCAAGGTAAAGCTGCGCTGCGCCTATTTTGCTGCACCTCTACTTGTTGCTTTTGCAGAGCAGTTTCATGAACTGATCGAGCCGATCGATGGCGGTGCGTTAGATGATTGGGGCTACTGCTACCGAGATGTACGAGGCGTACCGGGCAAGTTAAGCAATCACAGCAGCGGCACTGCCATTGACCTTAACGCTACTAAGCATCCGCTAGGCAAGGCTGGCACGTTTCCAGCTGAGAAAGTACCGATGATCCTGGCATTATGTAGAAAGTACGGCCTAAATTGGGGCGGTACTTGGACACGCAAGGATGAAATGCATTTTGAGGTGGGGATCGACCCCGTAAAAGCCGCAAAACTAATAGAAAAGTTAGGACTAAGTTATGCCGACTAGCGCACAAGTAACAGTAACTTCAACAGCCACACTTTTAGTAGCTGCAAATATTATGGATCAAACAGTATGGCTACATAATTTAGGCGGCGGTGCTGTCTATTTAGGCGATGCTAACGTAACTACATCTAACGGCTACAAACTAGATAATGGCGATAAACTGCAAGTGCCGGTAGGCGATCACGAAGGCTTATATGGTATTGCTGCATCGGGTACGCATACGATTGCAGTATTAAAACAAGTCAACTAAGGGCATTTAGGAGTAAGACCATGAAAGAACAAGCTAAGGCCGCTGGCCTGTCCTACCTACG